GAGGCTACTGAGGCAGCCACAGGTAGCGCCGAGGTAGCTACTACGGAAGCCCCTGCACAAGGTACAGCTGTTGAGGCACCTACAGTTACATACGATCAGTGGAATGAAGACAATAAGGAACAGATAGAAATAGTTTCTAGTACGATTGATGATGTCAACACACAGCTAGACAACCCTGAGACTGCTTCTACGGCACCTAATATGTTCAAGGAGGCGTCAAGAGCTTACGAAGATATTAAGACTACTAGGAAAGAGATAGATGACGCTAAGAAGGAAGGGCGTGACACAACCGAACTAGAAAAAATACTAGAGGTTCAAGTCAACACTGTCAAGAGAATTAACGAGACCAACAAGAAGTGGTCTGAAAACTCAAAGGAAACATCTAAGCAGCAAGAAGCTATCAAAGAGGTGGAGCAGGCAGCTGTTGACGCTGCCAATGAGGGCGAAAGAGAATACATTGTAGTAGATGGCAAGCCTTACTTTAAGGATGATTATGCAAAAATAGCAGGTACAAAAACAGGTAAGGGTAATTACCCTGAGACATTTGAAGAGTACGCAAAAGCTATGGACGTAGATGTACTTAATACTAAAGACAGACCTTTAACTACTATGTTAGATAAGGTCACCGTCACTGCGGAAAGAACTAATGCTCCTGTATCTAAAGAAGTTGTAGTGCCAATACAAGCTGGTGGTAAAGCTAAAAAAGTTGAAGAGGCTGAAATAGCTGTCATTGATATCATTGGTCAAACTCCGTCTTTAAAGGGTACGGGTAAGCCTGATAGCAAGCACGTGTACACTCCTAGAAAAGGAGCTATCGCACCAGCTCCAGAATGGAAAGAAGGATCAGGAGTACCAGCACCATCTAAAAATCCTTCAAGTGAATCAGCTCCGTCTTACTACTTTGATGGTAAAGCTAAGGATGTAAAATGGACACCGGAAACTGTTAAGCGTGCTATGGATAGATGGAATACAAATATTCCTGTAGCACCAGAGTCATTCATTAAAGCATCCAACACGTTTGGTATACCTATAGAATTTATGATCGCCTTAGCTGCTAAAGAAGGTAGCATTGGAGTAGGTGATAGACAGTCAAGAACTAAGAACTTCTTTAATTGGGGTAACTCAACCAAGGGAGATAAGCTTCCTCCGGGACCTGAACAAGACAAGTACAACAAGTACTTTGAAACTTGGGAAGATGGAGTTATGGCTTGGGCTGATGGTATGGTGAGAATGTACCGTCCTGATGATGGTGATTGGTCTAAGTTATGGGAAGATGATGAAGGCTTTGTTACACAGCGCTCAGGTGACGGATTTGAAAAAGGGTCTAGGTATGCAAGTTCTGAGGACCAAGAAGAGGTTATCAAAGAGATAATAAAATTCAGTATCCCTAAACAGCTGACCGACAAAGGCTACATAGCTAAAAATTAACCATAGGTAAATTCCTTATCTTTGTACTTTAAAGAAGTATATTGATATGATTCAAGGAGAAGGAACAAACCCTCAGGCAGGTAAGGTTACTGTAGATGAATTTGCAGCTAAGATTAAAGAAAAATATCCAGAGTATAAGGATGTAGATAATCTTAAGTTAGCACAGGCTATTGTAGAGAAGTACCCAGAGTACAAGGAAGCAGTAATCTTTGAACCTACAGAACCCGTAAAAAAAAAAGACGGGAATATTCCTTCAGCTTCTTTGGATGGCGAATCTCCATCGAGCAAGCCTAAAGACGATGAGCCTACTGTAGGCGACTGGTGGGGAGATAAATGGAACAGCCTTATCGAGGGTGTTTCAGACTTTATGTATTATTTCAACAGAGAGCAAGGTGCCACTAGAGATCAAGTGCTAGAGTTTGTTCAGCTGTCTAAAGAAAAATATCCAGAACTATACAAGAGCTATGAGGGCTATCTATCGAGTGATGAAAACATCAGCGATAAGATGGCAGCTACATTAGCTTATACTGACTACTGGAAAGATAATCCAGAAATAGACAATGAAGTTGTTCCATTCATACGTCAAAGACGCAGAGAAAAACAAGTTGAAGACACAGGTGTAAAGATTGATCAGGCAGTTCAGAAGAAACTTGACGATCAATTCTTATCATCTGCTGTATCCGGGCTAGCTTCATCTATACCAGCTATGGTTACAAGTGGTGTGACTATGGGTGGATCATTTGTCAGTACATCATACTACTCGGCTGACGAGAATCTAAAAAGAACCTTCGCGGAGAACCCGGATCTAGAGATGACTGCCGCTGAGCAGGAGGCGTATAAGATTACTGTTGCTGGTATAGAAGGTATACTTGAAAAGGTTGGTTTATCAGGAGCCTTAAAGGGTAATCCCCTTATTAAAAAAATACTATACAATAAAACATTTACCCGCCTTGCAAATATGGCGGGTGAGACAACTCAAGAGGGCTTTGAGAAGGTAGTAAAGGAAGAGCTTGACGGGTTATCTGGATACATAAAAAAGGTATCGTTAGGTTCGTTATCAGAGTTTGAGACTGGTGCGTTACAAAATTTATCTATTGATGTCATCAACGAGATGACAAACGCCGTTAAGGGACAAGAGATCTTTACGCCTAAGACAGGTATGGAGATCATTGAAGACGCTATATATGCTGGTGCTCAAGAAGCTGTTGGCGGTGGTATTATATCCGGTACAGTTGGTGCATTTAGTAATAACAATATCGTAACGCAAGAAGACTTTGACAAAGCTGAAACACTGATTAATACTATAGATGTTACAGTTCTTGAACGAGACCTCAAAAAACGTGTAGAGGCTGGTAAGCTAGATCAAGCGCAAGCGAACAACATCCTGCAAACAGCTAAAGAATTTAAGGATGTATATGCTAAGATACCTGAAGGTCTAGGTCCTAATGCAAGAAGACGTATGTATCAGCTCATCAATAAAAAGATGAATCTAATGCAATCTGTTGCAGGTAAGGATGATGCGATACAGAAAAAAGTTAAGGAGCAGGTAAGCGAGATTGATACTGAGATCGTAAAGATATATGAAGCATCAGGTATGACTGAAGCTCAGCGCAAAGAATCTGGGATAGATATTCTTATAGATGATCCTTCATTAGATCCGTACTCAACATTAACGGGTAAAGAGGCTAATGAGTTTTACAGCAAGTTTACTCAGGAAGACAGAGATGCAGTCACCGAACTAAACAAGGAGATCAGATCGTTGTACGATCAATACGAAAAGTCGGAAACAGACGAACAAAAACAAACTGTTCGCTCAAAGATAAACGAGCTAAGGAATAAGAAGGTTTCTATAGAGAGTAAGTACGATGATAGTAAAAAAGAAACAGGGGTATCAAGTACTCAGCAAAAAGGGACTGAGCCGTCAGAAAAAGAGGATGGTTCGGATCTATACTCAAACCTATTAACACCTGATGAAGGCACTGATATTTACGGAGCGTTCTCAGAGGAAGATGCTTCTTCTGCAAGGGAGATAGATGATAGTATCCGGGACCTATATCAGAAACTAGGTCTTACTGACAATCCAGAGGAGAAAGAACAATACAAGAAAGAAATACTTGACGCTAGATCTAGAAAGCTAGAGATAGAAAACAGATATTCAGAAGAACCTGCTGTTGTTAAAGAACCTGCTGTTGAAGAGCCTGACACGCAAAAACGTATACAAGACAACCAAGTTCCGGTTAAAAGAGAAGTAATAAAAATCACTTCTGAAGACGGAACGTATGTAGAGTACACTGTTACAACTATGCTGGACGGGAGTCTTAAAGCAGATGCTGTATCCTATGATGAAAACGGAAATGAATTAGGCACAACCATAGGTGCTAAATTAGCAGATAATGACATCATACAAAGAGATGGCTTAACATCTCTGGATGCTGTAAAGCTAAGTGCGGCAGAAGGTGATGTAGTTACAGTAGAGTCTACTCAAAGCGGAGAAGATTTTATGAATCCTAAAAAGTTAGATAGACTAAGTCCAGAGCAAAAAAAGAAACTTGGAATAGAAGTAACAGAAGAAGTAGCTGAAGATGTTGTAGAAGAACCAACTCAGGAAGTTGACACTGAAGCTATAGACGTTGAAGAGAATACTATTGCTGATGCTGAATTCCGTATTGAGGATCTTAACGAAGAGATCAATATTGAGAAAGGCAACATTAAGGAAGCCAAAGAGAAGGCTAAAGAAGATACTGCCGCTGTACGAAAGACTAAGCTATCCAAAGAAGATAAGGCAGAGAGGATTGAAGAAATAAAAGCAGAGCTTCAGGATAATATTGATGAGATAAATGGAAACATTGGTATCTATAAAGAAGACATCAATGCTTTAAAGTCAGATATCCGCAAAGCTAACAAGAGGGTAGCTAAGCTTACAGCTGTCACGAAAGTAAAAGCACCTGATGTTTCTAAAGTAAAAACGCCTACGGAGGCTACTGTTACAAAAAAACTACAGGCTGCTGACCAATCTGTCAAAAAGTTTGGCGACACGTTTACATCAGTTGTAGAGAACTTCGGAAATCTCGTTGCTAAATTAGGTGGAGAAAGCGTTCCTATATACGTAGTTGATGAAGCGACATATAAGGAGAGTACAGGTAAAGATTCTAGAGGTTCATTTACTACGGTAGATGGAAAGAAGGCAATCCTTGTAAATGCAGATAAAGCTACTCTAGGGACTGTTTACCACGAGATGATGCACGCATACATATCTTCAATGAAGATACCTCCTAAGCAGACTGTGAGCCTTGCTAACACATTGAAATCAGAGCTCAGAAAAGGTAATGCTAAAGAGAAACAGCTTGCAAATCGACTTGATGCTTTCCAAAAAGAGTACATTGAAAGAGAAATATATGGTAAGGGTCTTACTATGGATGACCCAAATATTGCTGAAGAATTCTTAAGCGAATTTGTAGGACAGATAAAAGACGGAATTGACGTAAACAATATGTCGTTGTCTACCATTGATAAGATCAGATTAGCTGTAGCTAAGTTTATCAATAATATACTTAATGATAAGATTGATACATCTCCGATACAGTCTCGCCAAGAAGCATTTGACTTTATAGAAAACTTCTTAGGTGCACTAGAAGGACGCACCGAGGTTACAGCTAAAGCAAACCCAGAGCGCTCAGCTATTATCAATAGCAAGAATCCGTATCAAGCATCTAGGTTTCAGATAGAGGTTCCTGTTGGCTCTAGAATAGCTAACGAGCCTCTTAAAGACGCACGTAGTATAGCTATCTCATATATGGAGTCTAAGGGACTCAAACACACAGATGGAAAGCTTATCACTAAGCTAGATGAAAAGCTAGCTAAAGGGATCTCAGATGCTTATATAGCTATGAAGAACAACCCTAAGGATGCAGAGGTTGCTGCTGCGTATAAAGCTATGGCAGAAGAAACGCTAGATCAGCACGAAGCTATCATTAAGGCTGGCTACAAAGTAGAGGTTAACAACAATGAGCCCTACAACAACAGTAACGAGTTGATTGAAGACCTTCGTAAGAATAAAAATATGCGCATCTTCAGTACCGACTCAGGCTTTGGTGATGAAGGTATAACAGCTCAACAGAGAAAGGATAATCCGATGTTGGCTGAAACAAAATACAAAGATACTAATGGTCGTACCCTACTTGTAAACGATATCTTTAGGTTTGTGCACGACTTCTTTGGTCACGCAGAAAGAGGTAACGGTTTTGGACCTATCGGTGAGGAGAACGCTTGGGACGTACACTCTAGAATGTTTAGTCCAATAGCACGCAAAGCACTTACAGCTGAAACCAGAGGTCAGAACAGCTATGTAAACTTCTCAGGAGTTAACACAGAGGCATTTAAACTTAGAGACAAAGGTAGATCGCTACGTAAAGAAGGTAAGCTTGAAGAAGCTCAGGAGTTTACAAACAAAGCTTATGCTATGATGAAGTATGCTCCTCAAAAGGTAGGTTTGCTACCTGATGAGTTTGTAGAAAACCCATATCTAGAAGAGGTGCAAGAATCTGAGCCTATATCTAGAGAGCAGATAGATGCTGTCAATATTATAAGTGCAGATACACCTAAACAAAAAGCTAAAAAGGAAGCTGTTGCTGAAGTGCTTAACGGTTTTGCGGAATCACAGCTGCCACCTAACTCTTCAGAGCAAGACCTTGTGTCTAGATTTTTAAACAACATCTTTGAAGAGTCTTTATACACGCTTAAAAAAGGACCTAGAGAATCTGGTATGACTTGGTATATAGAAGATATTACCGAGTTTGAAAAAAAGATGACCGTATTACTACCTGAGCTTTCTGATCCAAATCAGATGAAGCTATTTAAACAGATACTTGCAATCACTTCTTCAGGAACCAACCCTAACCAAAATCTACAAACGGCATATACTCTATGGGTTCGCTCTAACGGTAGCGCCGTGAACTTTGCTAAGAACTGGGGTGAAGATAAAATATCTTTTATTACTAAGAAAGGTGTAGCTATCGGTACTGGTATTATTGTACGCGAAACAAAGACTAAATATGTAGTTCAAAAAGTAGATGCTTTAGGCAAGCCAGAAGTATTTAAAAACGGTACACCAAAGTTATTTGAAGTTAAGAAGTCCGAGTTAAAAGCCGGCTATCCAAAGCCGGCTGGATTTACAGCTAGAGGTAATATTGTAGCAAAACAACTAACAAAAATTGAAAAGGTATACGATGATGTAGGTAAAGACATCAATAAACTTATTGAGTTTTTTGAAAATCCTCAACCAGTATCTGAGCTAAGAAAGTATAACAAGGGTGTTCCAGATGTTGATGGCAATGTAAGAAAAATAGCTGTTGGTAAGCGTAATGGCGCTTTTATATTTGGTGAAAAGATTGGCGCATTCTATCAGAATATGATTGGTATTGGAGACACCATTACTATGGACTTGTGGTGGAGCCGCACTTGGAACCGCTATATGGGTACTATGTTGTCCACTGTAGATAACGAGAAGGTAATCCAAGAAACTCCAAGAACAGATAGAGAACGTGATATTATGCGTAAGGCTGTAACGTTAGCAGCTAAAAAATTAAATCTAGATGTTAGTGAATTACAAGCAGTTATTTGGTATTTTGAGCAAGAGCTCTGGACTAAGGCAGGCAATGTATCGCCAAGCTTTAGCTATGTAACAGCTACAGATGCGCTAAATTATAAAATAAAAACAGATGAACAAACGCAAAAAAGATTTTCAGAAGCTGGAGCAGATCTCACAGCGGCTGAAAAAAGAAGGCAAGATGCCATCGCTAGAGCAAACAATATTATTGCTGAGGGAGGTATCCAAGGAGATGTAGTTAGAGAACAGATTGATTGGGAATCTAGTGAATTTGGTAAAGGTCAAGTTAACCCAGCTATTGTAAACAGAACTACACCGGTACAGGAAGCAGCTTCCGATTTGCTACAGGGTAAGATTACCAATGCTGAGTATCAAGAAATAGTTCGTATCACACAACCTATTGAAGCTATAACTAAGTTCTATCTGCCTGCGTCTAGCAAAGATATGTTAGAGGCACTTGATAGCAACAAGGGCAAACTATTGAACGTGGAGCTAGAAGACGGAACAATAGTAGGTTTACGTTTAGATATTCCCGCATACAAGAATAGAAATATATGGATAGTATCCGTACACCGTAAAGGAGCTTCAGGTAAGTCCTTGACCTATGGATCTGTCGCTTGGGCAACCAACGTACAGTTTGGCAGCAATCCTAAAGTAGCTGCGTTTATTGCCGCTGGTAAAAATATGGACACCCTTGAAAAGCAAAACAAGAGTACTATTGCTCGTATGCACGGGGAATGGAAAAACTTTGAGGGTAAAACTAAAGAAGAGAAGGATGCCGCAGCTGTTAAGAAGGTTGAGGAGATTGTAGCTATTGAGAACAGCTTTCCGGGTGCAGGTCGCAAGGGCTCGCCTTGGAGACAGATTGGTATGAACCCATTCCGTCACAGCTTCTTCTATGATAGAAGAAATGGACAGCCTGTTATTGCTGCTGCTGAGGTAGTACAGATTGGTGGTTTGGTATATGCTAAGGATGTGGTATACGCTGATAAGAGCGACCCTATCTTTAACGTTGATGGGTATAAGGACGCTAACGGAGAGACCGTACGTTTCCAGATTGAAGACCGGGCTAACGAAGAGGCAAACAACGAGCAGACATACGATGCTGTAGAAAACAACTCACAGGGATTGTTTGACGCTGACGTAGACGCAGCTGTTGATGCTGATGTGTCTGAGATGGACAGCTGGAAAGAGCGTCCAAGAACAATGTTTGAAAGGTTTATTGATCTTACTAGATTAAAGATTCAGGATAAGTTTAGAAAGATTATTGCAGTACAGGAGGACATTGAATTCTCTAAGGGTGCACCTGTTGGTCTTGATGAAGACTTCCGTAATGCAGAAGAATTGATGCACGGTAAAGCTAAAGATAAACTTAATAAAACTGAAATCATAGTTGGTAAGATTGTTAAGCTTATAAAAGCTTCAGGATTATCTATAGAGAAGTTCAATGATCTACTCTACGCTATGCACGCTCAGGAGCGAAACAGATACTTAAGAGTAATATCTACAGATATAGGCAAAAGCCTTATGGTAATGCGTAAGAAGAAAGGTATGAAGCCTTCAGAGGTAGCTGAGCTATTAGGTATTTCTACTCAGAACTACGTAGATATTGAAGGTAACAAAACAGCACTCAAGACATCCGACCTTGCAGATGTATTACTTATCTATGGTACAACACCTTCTAGATTCTTTTACGATAACGCAAAGGTAAAAGACGGGTCAGGTATGACTGATGTGGAGGCAAGAAAGATTCTTGCTGAGTATGGTTTAGACCTTGCTTCACCAGATGTCTCTCAGTTGAAGCCAAGAATTGCTAAAGCTGTGCAAGCAGTACGTGACCTAACAGCTGACACTAGAAATAGATTATTAGAATCAGGTCTTGAAACTCAAGATGCTATAGATGCGTTTACAGCTACCTATAAGAACTACGTTCCTTTACGTGGATTTGCTGACGGAGAATTGCAGTCAGAGATGATAGAGGGTGGTCGCAAACTAGAGGTAAGAGGTCGTGAGAAGCGTGCTAAGGGACGTACTACTAAGGCAGACTCACCACTTACTCAAGTTATTATATCTAATACTACAACCATTGTTAGAGCTGAGAAGAATAGCATAATGAATAGGTTCTATACGTTAGCTGTAAGCAACCCTAATAAGGATGTATATGAAATAGTAGACCCTAAGGTTACTAAAGAATACAAGCGTGAGATACGCAACGGTAAAATCGTTACCACAGCTAAAACTATAGCTGACTATATGAGTGATCCAAATATGGTATCAGTTCGTGTAGGAGGGGAATACAAGTTTATTAGATTTAAAGATGCATCTCTAGCTGATGCACTTAAGGGTGCTAACGTTGTGAAGGCTGAGTGGATGACTAAGTACTTGGGAGCTTTTAACAGAGCGCTAAGTAGTCTTATCACTACCTACGATCCTGAATTTGTACTTCGTAACTTCTCTCGTGATATTCAGACAGCTGTACTAAACTTGTTTGCAGAACAAGAGATGACTGAGGGTATCATTAAAGATAAAAGTATTGTAGCTAAGGTTGTTAAAGATGTACTGCCGGCAATTAAATCTATCGCTATTGTAGAAGGAGGAAAGTCATCTAAGAATAAGGAGATGGATCAGTACTACAGAGAGTTCAAAGAGGATGGAGCTAAGACGGAATGGTTCTACAGCAAGTCATCTACAGAGGTAGAGAAGGACATCAAGAACCTAATTGAAGGTAAGGGAGAGACAGCTCTACAAGCTGCGGGTAACCTTGTTGAACGGATTAACTCCGCTGTTGAGAATGGTGTGCGTCTATCTGCTTATGTTAACGCACGTAAGGCAGGTGTCTCTAGAGCTAAGTCTGCGGAGCTAGCGAAGAACCTGACTGTTAACTTTAACAAGAGTGGGGAATGGGGACAGATTGGTAACACATTATTCCTATTCTTTAACGCTTCTGTTCAAGGTACCTCTAGGCTTATGCGTACGTTAAAACCTCAATACAAGGTGGACAGCGAAGGCAACAGGTCGCTACAAATAAGTACAGCTCAGAAGATGGCTATAGGCTTATCTCTAATGGGTTCTATTATGTCTTTACTAAATGAGTTAGTCAGTGATGACGATGAGGATGACAAATCATTCTACTCTAAGATAGCGGACTTTGAGAAAGAGCGTAACATCATTATTATGAAACCTAATGGTAAATCGTATTGGAAGATTCCATTACCTTACGGGGTCAATGTATTCTATGTTACAGGTACGCTACTTGCAGATGCAGCACAGAAGATTAAGACACCGGCTGAAGTTGTAGGTGGTATTATGCAGGCAGCTGTAGGGTCTTTCTCTCCTATTAACTTCCCTAATAGTGAAGATACCTCTAAGTTCTTGATGAAGTTTGTAACGCCTACCATTGGTCAAGTTCCTTTAGCTTTAGCAATTAATGAGAACTACTTTGGTCAGACCATATACAATGAAAACTTCCCGTTTGACACATCACCAAAGCCTGAATCAGAGCTAGGTAGAAAAGGCGGTAATCGATGGACCAAAGAACTGACAAGGTTGTTGAATAAGATTAGTGGTGGTTCTGAATTTAGAAGCGGCAGCATAGATATCAACCCTGATGCAATTGATTTTATTATGGAATCATACAGTGGTGGTATGGGTAAATTTGTTTCTAGGTCTGCAAACACTGTAGATAAGATTATCACAGGAAACTGGGATCAAATAGAACCTAGACAGGTTCCTTTCTTGCGTGTGTTCTATGGTCAATCACCTAAGTATGCTAACGTTCAGGAGTTCTACACCAGGTCTATACTTGTAAATCAAATGCAAGAAGAGGTAAAGGCTGGTATCATATCTGGAGCTGAAGCTAAGCGTGTATCTAAAGTGTTCTACCTAGGTAAGAACATTAGAAAACAGCTGTCCGCCCTAAAAAAAAGGGAAGATGTAGTGATGCAGATAAAGGATGCGGACGTGCAAAAGGAGAAAATGAAGAGGCTTGAAGAGCTTAGATACAAACTTGTTGCTGATTACAACAAGCAGTATGAAAGATTTGAAATAGATAAACTAAAATAAACAATTATGAAAAAGTTCGTAGAGATTTTTAAGAACGACAACAGCTACAATGAAAAGACCGTAATAGGATTTCTATCGTTTAGTGTTATGGTGTTGGTAATGCTAGCAGATGTGATCACTGGTGCATTTGGAGCGAATTTACCTATCAATGAGTTTACTTACAACAGCTTTGTTATAGTTACCCTAGGTAGCTTTGGTATTGCAGGTATTGAGAAGTTCGCTAAGAAGGCTGAGTAATGGAGCTAGAAGTACTAAGATTCAGTAGTCAGAAGGACTCCACTAACGGAGTCCTCTTTGACGTTACAGGGGGAGAAAGAAAGTTCTTGTGCTACACCCTTGAGGATGAGCATAGAGAAGATAAGGTTGCTGGTGAGACCAGAATACCTTCCGGCACTTATAACATTACTCTTAGAACAACAGGTGGATTTCACGGTAGATATGTAAAGAAGTATGGGGATATGCACAAAGGGATGCTATGGGTACGTGACGTTCCTAATTTTGAGTATATCCTTATTCACACTGGTAATACTGACGAACATACTGCTGGGTGTTTACTTCTTGGTGATTCTCAACAAGCAAACTTTGGCTCCAGTAATGGTATGGTGGGCTCAAGTGTTAATGCGTATAAAAGAGTCTATCCTCCGATTGCTAAAGCACTTGAAGAAGGGGAATCGGTAAGCATAACATATATGGATTTTGATACTGTAGGATGAAATGGCTGGTAAAATTAATTCTAGTGCTGTTATTAACGAGTTGCAGCGCTCAATGGCACTTGAAAAAAGCGGTCCAGAAAGACCCAATGATTCTGAAAAAGGATACGTTGGTTGTACAGGACACGCTTGTAGTCCCGCCTGTGGTTTTGAAGGATACTGTGACTTTGAAGCAACACGATACTATAACAATAACGAAGGACAGACTCCGAGTCAAAATCGTAAAGGTGAACGACACTCTTATTATAGACGCGAAATGCGACTCGGATACAATAGTTCGGACTATTGAAGTTCCCTACGACAAAATAGTGTACGTAGAGAAACAGTCTATATGGGACAAGATAAAGAACCTAGCTATCTATATGGGGTTGGCGTTCTTATTGTTTAAGTTAATAATGAAACAATTTGACAAGTAAGAGAAAGAAGAAACAACAAATACAGTCTAAAGAATCAATAAAATACTGTGAAAACAGACCCGTAGAATGCGACAACAGCTGCTGTAAGGGTAGAAGAAAATGAAAAGACCCCGTAAGGGGTCTAATCATTTCAGAGAGAGCAGAGAATTGTAATTTAATACACTACTAATATAAAGATATTTTTTCTGTTTCCTCAAGTGCAGGGCACATACTTTCTAACACTTCTTTTAAAATCTGCTCACGCTCCTCTACCTTTATTACTTGATCCACGATTCCATCGCTAATGATATTAACAATACGCGCTTTGATTCTCTGTCTAGCATCAAGCTCATTAGATATATCTATATGGTTTTCGTCAAAGATTAATCTCCAGTCTACCATCGCATTGGTATAGTCGGTCTCCCCTAAAGACATAAAGCTTATAGTATTCTTGCAGCCGTGAATAATAGTCGCGTGATCTACACCTAGCAGATCGCCGGCATACTTAAAGGTCATATTGAATTTTTGGGTTAATATTAATCCAAGACAATGTCTCGGCACGACGTATTCTCTCTTTCTTGTCTTCTTCAATACGTTTATTTCGTGCTTCAACTCGTAATCTAGTATTAGCTTGTTTATGAGCTCTCTCGATAGCTTCGTTCTCTCTGATCTGCGCACGCTTTTTTTCTGCTTCAATTCCATCTTCGTCTATTTTACTTTTGATTATATTAAATTTATTTTTAATTCTCCTTTGAATTGTGGTAACCTTTGAGGGACTCAATTCTACCTCTCTTGCTATTATTTCCGCGTTGTAGTTATAATTGTATTTAAGCTCAAATACCTTGAACTCTATTGGGTTCATAGTAGCCTTCATTATCTGTATGATCTTTTCAGCAGAATTGCTGTACTCATCGGCGGCTACTACAGCTGTTGCTAGGAACTTGTTGTATTCCTTATCACCTTCACCATAGGTGAGTTGTGACTCGTTGTAGTATTCTAGTTTATCCGCTGCTCTCTTATCAAAAGAGTTAAGTATAGAAAACTTAAAAGCTGTCATAACGTATCCGTACAGATGTTCTTTGTTGTCAAACTCCATACCTTCGTTATACATATGTATAACCCGCTCCATTGCTATAGCGTTTGCTTTCTCAACAGCAAATTCATCTTTAAAATTGTATCCGTATCTCTTTGCTACGTAATGCGTAAAACGCATATCTCTGGGGAAGAACTCCCTAATGTGTCTCTCTGTTAATTTCATTTAATTAGGGTAAAGTTAGGGGGACCGTAGCCCCCCTTTAAATTAAGTTGATGGTCTTGTTCAGCGAGCTTTAGCTACCACATCCTTCGCAATCTGGATTGTCAATAGAACAAGCACTGTCGTTCTTTTCTGATGTTGTTAGTTCGTTTACGAAGTCAGCGAATTCATCGCTTAGATTTAAATCTTGAGCCATCTCTTTGGTTTTTGGGTTATTAAAAAGTGAGCGTGCAAGTTACAAAATAAGTAGGTCGGTAATGTCCTTCCCGCTAGAAATATTATAGTAACCTACAACCTTTGTGATGAACTGCCGCTGTCTAAATTCAGAGGTCTTCGGCATAGCTCTCTCTTCCCACTTAGGCTCTTCTATATCCAGTAATCTAAACGCCCATACACCAACAGGTGTAGAGTTTATGTATAGTGGATTGGTCCCGTGGTTGCTGGACCTTTCTATTAAAGCATCGTACTTCTTTTTCTCAATAAGCAGATCGTCATAGTGTTTCTTACGACACTTGAGTTCTATATCTACGTTATGTTCTAGAGAATAGCAATCATATCTAGACATCTTAACTTCTGAGGGAAGCAGGTCTGGAATTACAAACTGCTTGATCAAATCAAACAGCTGTGATTCATTTGCTATTCCTATCTTCCTCATATTGTTCTACAGCTGATTTAATAAGTTCAAGTTCTGTACGGACCACACGTTTATATGCATTGATTTTGTCAGTTACTTGTTCAGCATCTAAAAGGGGTCTCCCTTTATAGTCGTGTAGGTCTTCGTACAGCTCAGTCATTAAATTACTGACTCTAGAGGTAGCTGTAAAGTAGGATTTACTCACGTGTTGAGTATCCATAACACCGAATGGTAGCTTTGAATTCATCTTTGTTTAGCTCTTGGTTGAATGTCGTTGATTGCGAGAAGAAATACTTCGGAGTGTCGTCACTAACGTATCCATCGCCACGTAAATAATCCGCCAGAAACTTGATACAAGTAATAGCATTGTCAACATCATAGCGACAATTATACTGAACGTCAATCGCAAATCTATCCATAGTAAAACTATCGATTCTTTCAAGCTGATCTTTAATATGTCCGCTGTAGGATTCTTTTTGTTTTTTTCTAACCGACCAATGCTTTCCTGAATACCATTTATTGAGGCTTGGAGGTTTAGGTAAGGAGATGGTAACTTCATTGTATTCTATCTTCATTTCTACAAAGCTAATACACAGCGTGTTAAATTCCTAACAATTTGTAATTTTTATTACATCTCTATTGTAGATTGCATATAACCGAAGTCCAAGGGGTTATATAAGGCTGTAAGTTTCTCCTGAGAATCAAAACCAGTGTTCTCATCATTCATCTTAAAGTAGAATGGATTATCCCAAGGCGTTGGCTCACCACCGGTCTCCGTCTCGCGAACCTTACGCACGTGGAATTCAACAGTTCTACGTATGTAGTACTCAGGTGACTGAATTTTTCTATGGAACGTCAGGAAACAATCGGCTCTATTCACGAACTTACCTCCGCCTTCAGTGTCCTCAGCATATGGTGCAACAGGTAAACCATCTTCACCCTTGCGTCTTTGAGCTTCTGTAACAGCGTGAGTGTTTAGCCATACCGCCATATCATTACGCTTCGCAAATGTCAGGAACTCTGATGCCGCTTCGTAGTGGTACTCGTGTGTAGATATGCTACTGCCGTGGGACATTTGTATCTTAAGGCTATTGTATGGATCTACAAAGAACCCTTGATACTTGCCGTTCATATGTATCATCTTTTCAGCAAAAATGATTAGGTCTTTATAGCTGTATACATCATCATTGCCTATGATTACAAAGCGCTCCGACACCCACTTAAAAGAGTTAGCTCTTTCTACCTGATTCATCTCGTGAATCTTCACACCACATACAAACTCCATAAGGCGCATCTTAACGCTGGCTGTACGGTTTTCTGAGGAGTATATAATCCACTTCCAATTGTGTCTTACAGCTGAGTTTACAATCATATAGAGCGCCATTGTAGTCTTACCTACGTTAGAATGTCCATTGATAATAAGAAACTCAGGCTTGTACCTGAAGTAGTTATCTAGTATATTGTCTCCGGTGTCAAGACCTAGCTTAATATCGCCATTAGCGTAAGAGTCTATCCAAGAGAAATCTTCTTTGTCGTCAGACAGGAAGCTGTAATCATTATCAAGCACTAGCATCTCACGGCGTACCTGATTCTCTTTACTTATAACCTCGGAGGGAGCAATGTTTTTACCCGCTTCAATACCATCTATAATGGTGTTCTTTGCGTGGTTGATGTCTGTAGGGTTTTTCTTCTCAATTTCATTGAGCATAATCTCGTAGATCTCCTGCTCTTCCATACGTCCTGCTGTGATGTAACCACCTGCAAGGTATGCGGCTTTGATAAGCTCCCTGTGCTTTTCACCTTCAGGTGCTCTACGTATCATAGATACGATGATGGCTACCTTATTGTAGTCAGTACCTTTTGTTGGTGCAACTACAGCTAGTTTCTCACGTTCCTCACGAACGGAAACCATACCACTAAATACCTCAGCATCCTGACTGTACACAAGGTCTTCATCCCAAGACTCATAACAGGCTCTAGATTCATTGATAGATGTTGAGTCTACCTCCACGTCATATTCACGCTCAAAGTGCGCTAGAACAGCTCTATAGTGATCCCTGTGCCGGTCAGTGTGTTTAATCTTAACAAGTACTTTAAGACCGTTACCCGATGGTGATATCCAACAGGCGTAAGTGTACTTGTCGCAGGCTATTTGAGACTTTAGTGTAACGACATCAATGTCGTCAAAGTCTAGTATAACTAAACCGTTATGTTCTGCTAGACCTTCGTCAGCTCTGTAGTCAAACTTACCACTAAATAGAACTACAGGTAGTTCTTTCTTAGCTGTCTTGTCCGGTACTGGATTTCCGTGTTGGTCCACCGAATAGACCCCCCTTACTTTCTCTATCAAGGATCTGCTCTTGCCAGTCTTGATACGCTCCAGTGCTGTTTTGAGTGTAGAGTGATGTGGGTCCTGAGTGCTCGTTATGTTCTTGAATAGGGTAATCTGCTCCTGCATTATCTCTCTGTTTAATTAAATTACTTGTGTTGCTATCGTCATCACAAACGGAGTTCATACTATCTATATGCTCCTTTCTCTCTATTGCAATGATAAGCAAAGTTATGTATCCGTGCAAGTCATATAAAGTATCTACGGAATCTTTGCCCATCCCAAGACTTTTGAGTCGCATAAGTTTGTCGTCCATACGTGCCCCTAAAGACACGACAGCATCTCCGTTTCCAAAGATGCCTAGTGGGTTTAGTGCGCTGTCCCCATATGCTTTGTTCTTCTTTAGCAGTAGGTTCTTTGTGTTGTCGCATATTCTTATGATGTCTTTCTTAGTCATCTAATGAATCTTTAATAAGCCTGTCAATCTTCTCCGGATCAAGCTCTCTAATTCTACGGAGCTTTTGACGCTCTGCTATCTTTGCTTTTTCGTACTCTGATCTTGAGCTGTCTAATCCTAAGTTTTGGAACAGCTTTGCATTTTGGTGAAGCACGCAGTCAATGATGTGCTTGTGCTCCTTGTTGTCTAAGTATGCCATAATTAAAATTTAAGTAATCTTCTTCTTCGTTCGTATTTACGTATCAACATTCCTAAAGCGTTTAGGTGTTGTGTTGTGCCTTCGTTAAACCCCGTTGCGCTAGATGCAATTGTGGTGTTAATAACATCCCAACGGATATCGTTCAGATACTTATTTACGTACCTTAGGTGTCTCTTTTTCCTTAGATAATTTATTACCATCTCTCCTCATTTTAAAAATTAGAAAGGCGTTCCATCCTCCAAAGAGTATGACGCCTATAATAATGTCAATCATTTCACCAATCAAATGTGTCTACCCATATCGGAGTCTTTTCCCCTACATAGGCGTTGAATGTGTTGTATTCTAAAAAGTCTACAGCTTCTTCCTCAGGCATATCATCATCCTTCATTAGGATTTGTATGCACCGCTCTCTTGAGTATACTACTCTCCAGTCGTTAGGTGAGAAACCAATGATGGCTTCATCAAACCCGTCAGCAAACAATACGTCATCAGTATCTGCATACTGCTCTAAAATATAATCCTTAATCATAACGCTTGATCTCTTCTTTTAATTTTATTATTGCCTTTTGCTCTCTCCTGATTATGTAGGCACACATAATTAATACTAGTGCTATACTAATCATTAGATTACCTCTTTAAATTGTATATGTTTTAAATCACAGATGTAAAAATCCTGCTTGTAGTTTTTATATCTGCTATCCGTTCTTGATACTACACCCCAATGCTTGTGGGTGTCTCCTTTAACAATCGCCATATGTGTTCTATTCTTATTGAATATCATATAGGCATATGGCTTTGGAGTTGCACTGTCGTATGCTTTTTTTGCACATACCATAAAGTCCTTGAAGCACCAGTCTTCCGCACAGGTGAACTGAGCAGATAAGTTTTTAACCTCTATTCTTTTTGATTCCCCCTTGTCGTATACAAATAGATCACCATCATCAACGAAATCCATATAGTTGCTATACGAATCACACTTTCTAAGTCCTCCAATGCGTACATCTAAGCCCTTCTCATAGAAGTATAGTGCCGCTGTAAACACAGCTGTTGTGCTGGCGTCTAAATGGCTAAGGAATTTGGTTAGATTATTACTCATCTCTCTTTGGTGTTAAAGGTTTCTAATTTGCGCCCATTTTTATATGCTTGAACTTTTCCCCGAACTTTTCCCCGAACTTGTCATTTCTCTTTGGTGTTAAAGGTTTTCCCACTTATATCCAAAACACAATCTCATCATAGTACGATGAAACCAATTAGGTTTGTAGGTTAAATTAAATTGAACATAA